GGAGAAGGAAGAAGAGCAGCGCGTCTCCCCGTCCGGGGCGACTCCGCAGACGCGCATCCGGCTCCTCTTCCACATGCGCGATCTCGAACGCGCGTCGCTCGTCGACGCGCACGGCATGCCGCTGCTGCGCGTGAACGACCGTCTCGTCGATCTGCGCGAACGGCACACGGGTGCGCTCGTGCAGGAGTTCCCTACCGGGCGCGAGCTCTACGCGACCGAGATCCGATCGCGTGGCTACGGCATCGGGCGCAAACGTAACCTCGTGCAGGCCACGTTCGAGGTACGCGACCGTTCCGTGGAGTCCGTCACGTGAACGTGAACGTGCGCAAGACGGGGGACTGGCGTCGTGCAGCCGCGTTGCTGCATCGCGGGCCCGCACGCATTCGCACGGCGGCCAACCGTGCGGTGCGCCAGGAAGCGCAGATGTTCCGCAAGGCAATCGTGCAGGGCATCCGTGACCAGGCACCCGGCGGAAAGGCGTTCAAGCCGCTCGCGCCGTCGACGCTCGCCGTCCGACGGCTCCTCGGGTTCAAGGGCACGAAGGCGCTCATCCGCACGGGCGAGCTGCGCAACTCGGTGTCCGTGCTCGAGGTGCGACCCGGCGAGGTCTTCATCGGCGTCCGTCGATCCGCGCAAGGGAAGGACGGCCGCTCGCTCGTGAACATCGCGGAGATCCACGAGCGCGGCTTCGGCCCGTTCACCGTGTCTCTGTCCAATCGTGCGGTGTCGTTCCTGATGAAAGCGCTCTCGGAGGCGGGCATCAAGAAGACCCCGGACAGCGCGGTCCGCCACCGCAGGATCGTGACGATCACGATCCCGGCGCGTCCGTTCCTTCAGCCCGTGTTCGACGATCTCTTCGGCAACGAGGAAGAGGTCCGCAAGCGGGTCTACGCGCGCATCTCGCGCGAGCTCCTCGGGTCGTTCGGCCGCGCCGTGGTCTCGGTGCCTGAGCGGTGATACCATTCGGTGTGCATGGCCACGCCCACGATCACGACGGTCTCGCCGTCGAGCGGTCCTACGGGCGGACGCACGCTCGTCGAGGTCACGGGCACCAACTTCAAGACGCCGACTTTGCCGCCTGAGCAGTGGGGCCCGGCGTCGGCGCCGACCCCGACCGTCGCGGTGACGTTCGGTGGCGTGGCTAGCGAGTACGTCGCGGTCGTGTCGTCAACACGCCTGTTCGCGCGCGCGCCCGGTACACCGCTCGAGAAGCGCAAGCCGGCCTTCGGCGAGGGTGCCGTCGCGGTAGCAGTCTCGAACCTCGACGCGGGGGGCGTACCGGTCCCCGGTGAGACGGCGACGCGGGCGGCAGCGTTCACGTACCGGCGACCGCAGCTCCAGGCCGAGGCCGACTTCACGCGCGTGGTTCGTGCGGTCATCCGCGAGTTCCGGACGCAGGTGCTGCCGAACACGATCCTCGCGCAGCACACCGACTACGATCCGGCCGTGAGCGACGAGATCAACCTGGTCGACGTGGCGCAGCTGCCGGCGCTCGTGCTGGCGGGTCCATCGCTCGCCGAGGTCCGCGACTACGCGAACCCTGTGCCGCTCGAGGTTGCGTCCACGAACGCCGAGTTCGTCGTGCACCAGGCGCCGCGTGTGGCGGACCTCGGGTTCCGAATCATCGGCGTGAGCGACACGCTCGACGAGCTCCTGAACCTCCTCGCTGCGGTGCAGGACTTCTTCGCGCGCAACACGGACCTCGCAGTCGTGCGCGACGAGGCCAACCCGTCCGGCGGTTCGGTCCGGTACGAGGTCGAGATGCCGCTCGCGGGCGTGCCGAGCGTGCGCCCGACGCCACCGGGGCAGAGCAACATCCGGAGCTTCGCCGGGAGCTTCGTGTTGCGCGGATGCCTGTTCGAAAGCCTGGCCGGATTCGTGGATGACAAGGCCTCGTCGCGGGGGCGTCAGACCGCGGAGGACGACACCGCTCTCGACGTCGGTATCAGTACGGGATAGGCTCTCCGCCGAAACGAGGGAGACCCCATGCGGACGGTGACGCTACAGAACCAGTCGGATCGGGCGCTCGTGGTCGTGCTGGACCACCCGGCCTTCCGCGACAAGCGGTACGGCTTCACGCACACGAAGCGTGCCGTCGTCGAGAAGCAGCAGGACGGGTCGGTCGGCGTGTCCACGCGCACGGTTGCCGTGCCGGGCTCGGTGACGCTGCCGCCGCGCGGGTCCGTGTCGGGACTCCACCCGGCGATCGCGAACTGCAAGCAGGTGCGGAACTGGCTCGGTGCGACGCCGCCGCTCGTGGTGATCAAGGACGACCCGTCCCGCGTGCCGGCGCCCGCTGCCGACACGCAGACGTCGGAGCGACGCCGGCCACCGCGTCGGGTTCCCGAAGCACCCACCGGCTCGGGTGAGCCCTCGCAGCAGTAGTCGCCGGACTTCAAGGACCTCGCCTCAAGGAGCACGAACATGGCCGACCAGCTCGCGTCGAAGATCATCATCATGGAGGAGGAGCCGCGCGTCCGGACGATCCAGGGCGTGCCGACCGCGATCGCCGGCATCGTCGGCGTTGCGGAGCGTGGCCCGATCGGCGTCGCGACGCTCGTGACGTCCTTCGACCAGTACCAGGACATCTTCGGGCGCCCGATCGCCGGCGGCTACATGGCCGACGCGGTCAAGGGGTTCTTCGAGAACGGCGGCCAGCAGGTGTACGTGTCGCGCACGCTGCACTACACCGACGTCGCGAACGCCGCGCACGAGGGCGTCGTGGCCGACGTCACGGTGCAGACGCAGACGGGCGCGGCCACGCCGGGCGCGGTCGAAGGGTCCGTCGAAGGCCCGTTCCGCCTCGCGGACAGCGACACGCTCTCGATCTCGGTCGACGGCGGCGCGCCGACGGTGGCGACGATCCAGGGCACCGCCGCGAACGTGCTGGCGGGCAACCAGGCGCCGTACGTCCTCGCGAACGAGGACGACCTCACGCTCAAGATCGACGGTGGCCCCGTCCAGACGGTCGAGTTCCTCGACTCCGAGTTCGTCGACATCACGCAGGCGACGGCGGCCGAGGTCGCGGCCGTGATCAACGCGAAGATCACGGGCGGCCGCACGACGGTGAGCAACAACCGCGTGCGGATCACGAGCGACCTGAAGGGCACGGACTCGTCCGTGGAGATCACGGGTGGCTCCGCGAACGGCGCGCCGAAGCTGAACTACACGACGGTCGAGCAGACGGGCACCGGCAACGTCGCGGACCTCACGCAGGTCTCCGTCGCGGAGATCAAGACCGTCGTCGAGGCGGCGGTGGCGGGCGTGCTCGTCTCGAACGTGGCGGGCAAGGTCCACATCGAGACGGTGGACACGGGCCCGACGGCGTCCGTCCAGGTCGCGGCCGCGAGCACCGCGGACGACGAGATCGGGTTCGACAACGCGACGCACGCGGGCGGCTCGGGCGCGGCCGAGGACGCGTTCAAGGTGAAGGGCAAGCACGCCGGCGCCTACGCGAACGCGCTCACGGCCGACGTCGAGGACGCCTCGAGCGGCGTCGTGACGGAGTTCAACCTCGTCGTGAAGGACAACGGCGTGGTGGTCGAGCGGTGGGCCAACCTCTCGATCGACCCGACGGCGACGCGCTACGCGCCGAACGTCGTGAACAGCGGCAACGACGCGTCGCTCCTGATCGCGATCGAGGACCTGTCGCCGTCGGACAGCTACCTGATCGAGCGTGACACGTACACGCCGACGGGCGGCCTCGACGGGCTCGACCGCATGGTCGACGCCGACTTCATCGGCGCGGGCTCGGACGGCGCCGTGGCGCTCGACGCGCTCAAGGGCGTGCAGGACCTGCGGCTCGTGCTCGTGCCCGACCGGCCGACGCCGGCGGTCGCGAACGCGCTCATCACGTTCTGCGAGATCACCAAGGGCGGAAGCTGCTTCGCCATCCTCGATCCGCCCGCGTCGCAGGACGCGGACGATGTCGTCGACTACGTCGAGAACCAGGCGGCGATCGGCGGCTCGACGGAGTTCGCGGCCATCTACTGGCCGTGGGTGAAGGTCGTCAATCCGCTCGCCACGAGCGACGCGACGCGCACGGTGCCCCCGTCCGGACACGTCGCGGGCGTGTTCGCGCGCACGGACGGCGCGAAGGACGGCGGCGTGTACCAGCCGCCCGCGGGCGTCGAGCTCGGCATCCTGCGTGGCGTGCTCGGCTTCGAGACGACCGAGGTCCTCGACGAGACCAAGCG